ATTGAACATGCTGATGTGGTTTCAGTAGAAATGTTTGAAAACATGAATAGTAATGCGTTATTAACATTAGCAAATAAAAAAGTACAATCATTAAATCCTAATAATGCAACAAATGTTGCACAACCAACACAAGTTAGATTTTTAGGTTCTTAATTCAATTTTCATATTTTTTTAATTGGTGATAATTTTCGAATTATCACCTTTTTTATTTTTATTTACGAGAACTTTGCTGTATCTTTGTATTCAACAATAAAGAAATACTAATCTAAAAACTTAAAAGAATGGCAGAAAAATATAGTGACTTATTTACAAACGAAAACAGAAACAGATATTACGGTCTTAGAGTTGGTGATATTGTTGAAATCAAAAAACAAAAATTCGAGAACAAAAAACTTATTGATATTACATTTAGTGCAGAAGTAATAGACTTTGTTGCTGGTGATAACAATAGAGTAGTTATTCTTTTAGATGGTGTAGAAGTTCCTTGGGTAGCCGAATATTGTAAAATAATTACCAAAGTAGAAGACAAATAAATTAACGAAATATGAAACTTGAATTGATTGTAACAGACGGAGAAGAATATGCTAACGAATTAGGAAAAGAAGTTGATTGGGATGAAACAGGAAATCCTGATATGATTTCATATGAAGAATATGATGTCTTAAATAAAATTTTAGCTTGTGAAATGGCAATCTTTGTTTTGAGGCGAACTGCTGGTATAGGATTTCAAGTAGATACTATGACTGAAATCAGACGTTCATATATCAATGAATATGAACAGACATTTAATAAAAAATATTCATACCCTAATCAAGATGTAAATATTTAAAAATATGACAGATTTAAACGTAAATTGTAAAGATCATAAAGGTAAATACCTATTTTGTATCAGAACTCAAAAAGGTTATGGTATTAGAGTAGGTAAAGGTTATAAAATTGTTGCTGTTCATGAAAATAATGGCGAATATTTCTATGATATACTAACTGAACAAAATAAAACCTGGGGTTTTAAATCAACAAGTAATTCATTTCTTTCAGTCGAAGAAAGTCAAGCAAAATTAAGAGAATTAAAATTAACAAGAATACTTGGCGGCACCGAAGATGATTTGTTTTATACAGACGAAAATTAGAAATTTAAATATTTATATAAAAGAAAACTTTAAAATTAGAACAAAATGGATAAAGAAGAACAAAACTTGAACAACGCTGATAACCCCAAATTGGGTATATCTGATGTTATCTCGTTGTCTGATACTATGAAATTCGTTGATTGGGTTTCTGACAAATCATACAAGAGATGTATAAATGGTGAATGGATACAAACAGGAACAGGTGATTATAAAACGGTTGCAAGAAACACAATCGAACTATATGAACTTTTCAAAGACAATGGAGCATAACGGTTGAGTGTAAAAAATCGTTTTAATGTGGTTTACTTGCTGTTATAACCAGTACGGTAAAGTTTAGATAATGTTTGTTTGAAACACAGAACAAAAACTTTAAAAAATGTGCGGTGGGAATTTTAAAATTGAATATTTATATATAAAGCAAAAACTATGGATGATAACAGTAAAATGCGAAAAATAATTAAAACAACCTTAAATGAATGGTTGAATGAACAAGTTGAAAAGGGATGAAATTTTTTAAAGTTTTTGTAACAAAATGATAATTAGAACGCATAATGTAGTATTGGTTATAACTTTCGATAAATATAATTAGTTGCTTTGGGGCAACCAACTATATTTATCGCACCAGATTAGCGAGGAGCAATTAATTATATTTATTAGTTATGCGAAGTTTTTTGCGAAGAAAAAGCAACCTTTCTCGAAAAAAATACGTATAAGCTTTTGTAAGCATCGTTTACTTGCTAAAATAACTTTCGCAAAAACTCCGCTTACAAAAGCGTACAAAGCAAAAAATTGCGCTATAACTAGTAAATATAAATAAATATCATTATAATTTTGATTTTAAACGGTTTACACTCGATTTTTTTAAAGTTTCATTTTAAAACTTAAAAACATGAATTACTTAAATGAAATAGATAAATTAACAAATAAATTAAAATATTTTAATTATTCTAATAGAACAATTGAAATTAAGACCACAGAAAGATATATACAAGTATCAAAACAAACGTTAAACAACATCAAATTAAATTTATGAAATATTGGATAATAAATAATACGAAATTCGGCTACAAAAATAATTCAAAAGAGTGGTCTCAGAATATGTTAGATTATTTTGAGAACCACTTTATTCCTTTCCTCACAAAACACGCCAAACCTGGCGACAAATTAATACACCTTGGTAATATATTCAATTCAACAGAAAACATTAATATTGAACTACTTTTATCAGTTATAGATTTATTTACAAAAATGTCAATTGAAATAATTATATTAAATGGTTATAATGAAAAAACAGGCATAAGTAAATTATTTGAAAAGTTCAATCAAATCGGAGAACCAATAATAACATACATAGACACACCAACAAAAGAATTCATACCATATGGTCATAAAATATTAGAAAACTTACCAGACAAAGGATATGTCTTTATAAATAGTAGAATTGATAAAGACATTCTCAAGAAATACCCAAATGTGATTTTCTTTTGTGGTTATCATGATGATAGATTGCAAGAAGAAAATGTTATTTATGTTGGTGCACCATATCAATTAGATGGCACATCTGAAGATAAAGGTTTCTATGTACTAGATATACCAACATTAAAATATAAGTTTGTTAAGAATAATTTCTCTCCAAAATATAATACAATAACGATAACAGATATTTCTCAAATAGATGATTTAAATGAAGATTTCATAAATAATAATAAAGTTAGTTTAATTGTTGATAAGACACTCATAGATGATAAGAAAATAAAATTAGATGTACTACTATCGAAATACAATTTCAAGTCTGTAAGATACATTAATGAGGTTCAGAATGTAGATTTTGTTGATAGTTCTTCTATGGATATGGAGGAATTGATTAGAGAAAAAATAAAAAATTCAGATAATCAAGAATTATTATCTGAATTTGAAAACATTATAAGAATTTATAAAGAGAAATATTAATATAGATTTTCTATATCATTTTCATCATACATATTAAATAAATCATTTGCTTTAATAATATCTACGATATATTTTTTATCCACTCGGTAATTCACAAATATACCATGTACAAATAATGGATCCTTTTCATATTCATCTAAACATTTTGAATCAACTTTAAAAATAACATATTCATCACTATCTTTATATGAACCAAAATTTACGGAAATGTCATATGCTGAAATTAAAGAGGTCGCAAAATATAATCTATTTTTAAAAGATTTACCATTAATTGCAATACCATCTTTTGGTACAAAGCCTTCTTTTTTTATTCTTTTTAGATTTTTTATTGGTGTTGTATGATAAATATACTTACCAATATTATAACCAATTGCATCACTTTTTAAATATTCAGTTAAGAAATCATTAAAAGTTATTTTCATAAGTCATACTAATTTTCATTTCATAAACATAATTAACATAAGTGTTATAATCACTTGGTTGATTATAACTTTCCACAAATTTTATTGATTCTATCTTAAGTTTAGTTCCTTTATATTCAAATGTTTTCCACAACAACAAATTTGGTTTAAAATTAAATTTACTACTTCGTCCATCCTTTATTTCTTCAGTAAATGATAAAGGTATTGTTGCAGTTTTTTCTTTTTTTACAAAAACATCAATCAAATATTTTCTACATGATTGATTGGGATATTCATATGCAACATCATCAACAAAAGCGACAAAAGCCTGAGTAAAATTGTAGCCTTTATCTCTTTCATCTCTATCAACAACTGTTTCTTTTATATATTCATTAAAATTTGTTTTCATAATCTGGTTTTATTTTTTTAATAATCTCTAAAGTTTTTCAAAGTTTTTATCTTGTCTTTATATGATGCACCACCAAGAGGCAATAGTGGAATAGTATTATTATACATTAATATGGAGTTTGTTATTATATTAACAGATGCGCCATATGTTTGAATATCTGGATTTACCCATTTATCATTTGATAATACAAATACATCATTTCTAGAATAACAAGAAATTATATACGGATTTTCAGTTACAATGGATTTAACATATGGTCTATAATGTACCTTAGATCTATCAACACCTTCATTTATGTCATTTGAAATTCTTGATATTGACAACTTAGCATCTGGTTTGAAAACCAACGCAATTTTTTCATCCGCCTTAAATTTCTTTACGATTTTTCTTGCTTTCTTAGAAGTTCCTGTTGCATCAAATAAGGCATAACCATATTTATCCAAGTTATCTTTAACTCTCTTTTCAGCTAATCTCCAAACATATCCTTCCTTGTTGTGAGCATTTACATCACCACACACTTCTCTACGTATATCATCTGGACATACTTTTATATCCTCCAAAGTCAAAACTTTTTCTAATAAGAAATCAGCAACTTCAGGAAAATCTATCAAAAAAGAGTTTTTGTAATAATAACTTTTTCCTGAGCCGCTCAAACCAATCGAATACCAAAATTTTCTCATAATTTTCTTTTATTTTAATTTACTACAAATATAATGATAATTATATTAAAAAACTAATTATTTTTAATGTATTCTAAAAGTTTTTCCTTATATCTATCTAAAAACTTTATTTTATCACTATTATATAGTTTTAATATTTCAGTTTTGTTTAATTTTTTTGGTGTTCTCATTTTGTAAATATACCCATTTTTATCACAATATGACAATGCACTTTCTTTTTTTGCTTTATTAATAATCGTATTATATAATTTCTTTGGCTTTAATTCAACTATATACTTATTTTCTAATATGAAATCAGGATAATAATTTTTTATTTTACCATCTACATTATATTTTATCTGATACTTCTTTTTTTCACCACTTTCCCATTTGATATTATATCTTTCGATAACATTTATCATATATGATAATTCTAATAAACTTCTAAAATACCAACCTTTATACCAACCTGACCAACCATTACCTGAACCAATAGGTGATGGCTTACCATACATAGGATTATTTACACCACTATTATTTTTTGAATGTTTTTCTTTCAAATTTTTCATTTTTTCATCAGCAATATCTTTACCGTATTTTTTCAACCACACATCATAAAATGTTTTACCATACATATTATTGTTTTCACCACTATTTAATTTAGATTGTTTATCTCTATATTCTTTTGACTTATATTTATGATTGTTATAACCATCTTTTCTTGATTGTATATACTTTTCTTTACTTTCTTTTGAATGTTTCTTACCGTAAAACGGATTATTCTCACCTATCAAATTTTTATTTCTACATACAAAACAAGTTGAATTTTTTTTTCTTGCAGCATAAAATGCGGATTTTGTTTTGTATATTATTTCATCACCACACTTTGGACATATTCTTTTTAATTCTTTCATATAAATATATATATTTAAATCCTAATCCACAAAAACCTATTGTATATTGTTTTGACAATTATTATTTAATATATAACATAAAATGAATACATATATGTCAGATAAAAAAATAAATGATGATTTTTTTGGTGATATCTTAGATGATGAACCAGAAGACAATTCTTTCAATGAAGAAGAAGAAATGGAATTCGACTTTGAGAATATTGAAGATGAACCTGTAAATGAACCTGTAAATGAACCTGTAAATGAACCTGTAAATGAACCTGTAAATGAACCTATTGAAATTAAAAATAAGAGGAAAAAATCAGAAATACAAGATTCAGTTCAAGAACTACAAGGTAGTATTAATTCTATGTTAGACACCATTGATATCAGACCAGATGATTTCTTCCCAGACAAAGACTTATTACCTGGCTTATCAGCTATTGAAATAGAACAACATGATTATGAAAAAGATATAGAACTTATTAAAATAGAATCAAAAGAAACATTAGAATGTTTGGCGAATTTATATTTATCTGATGATCAAATGAAAACAAAGAATATTTATAAAATTATTAAAGATGATTCAATTTCATTATCAAAATTAAATTTTTCAATTGAACAAGCACAAAGAGCACTAATATCCTGTATGAAACAACTAGATATGGGTGTCAACGATCCACTTATGTATCAATCCGTTGCATTATTTCAAAAAGAAATGAGAGATACCGTAAAATTAGCTTATGAATTGCAGAGAAAAATGAAAGATTTCTATAAAGAATTGAAATCAGAATTAGCAGAAATAAATGCTGGAGAAGAAGATATTATTGATGAAGAGGACAACTACACAATTATTGGTGATCCAAAAATGTTGAATACAATTTTTGACCAGATGAAAAACGATCCAACATTTTTAGAAGAAATGATAGAAAAAAGTAAAAACAAGAAAAAGAAATAAGAAAAGCCACTTAAATTAAGTGGCTTTTCCTTTTATAGTTTTGCATTTCTTTTTTCTATATCTTCTTCTTCCCATTCTTTATTTTGTTTTTGAACATCTGATACATTTCTAATTTTATCTTTCATAAGAACTTTTTTATTCATATCTTCGTCTCTTGGTTTTGCTGGTGGTGCTTCATCTTTATCTCCCCAAGTCATTTTCAAATCACTAAATTCAATACCAGATAAATCATCAATCATTTTATTCTTTATTAAATCTAAAAATCTTGTACCATTAAATTTTTTCATAAATTTTTGTGATTGTTCTGATAATTCTATTTTCTTGTTAGGATCTTTAGGATCTGGCACAGACATTAGAGTACCATTACCATTAACTTCACCAAAAATATTGCTTATTGAACCAATACCAACGTGACCACCTGCTTTTGTAGTGGCTGTTGGAACTGTTAATACATTATAACCAAATGTTTTAGCCATATTTTGTAATAAATCTTCACAATATTTACCTAAATTATCAACAGTTGAACCATCTTTTAATTTTGGTAAGTATTCTTTAACATATAAACTAAAATTATGTAATGATGCAACTTGCATAGTATTACCATATTGCAACAATATCCAAAATATTGGTTGTTTTGCTTTAAATATAACATTATCACCATCGACTGAAATAACACCTTTAATACCTTCAACTTTTGAATCATTGGTTACATCCATTTTAACATTTAATGTTTGATGTTTTTCAAATTTACCTATATCACCAACCAATTCAAAAGATTTACCGTCTGAATTTTTTAATTCAGAATAATTTTTACTGTCTTTAGTTATATGATAGTCTATAATTGGAATTCTTGCATCATCCAATAAATTTCTTTCAAGTAATGACCTTGCTGTTAGTGCATTAGCCCAAGTACCAGATGGTACAAAACACATATTACCCAATATTTGATAACCTGGCATTTTTATAATATCTTTACCAAATTTACTTTTAGAAAGAAATAATTCTTTAAATTTTGTTTGAGAATCAACATATTGTTTTGCGCCTAATTGATCACCACCCCATGTTCTAATATCCTTTTGTCCCATTCTATAAAAAGCATCATCTATAAAATCTTTTTCAAAATCTCTAAGCATTTTTGGATTTGTCTTTTTTAAATAATCTACAAGAGCATCAACATCACCCATTATTTTACCACTTGGACTTTCTTTTTCAAATCCCATTTGTGTTGCAAGTCTTTTCAATTCTATATTATCTAAATTGTTTGCTGGATATAAAATTCTAAACAATTTAAATAAATTATATACTGATGGTGATTTATCTTTTGTGTTAGCCACAACTTCTATAAATGTTTTAGATTCACTTCTTTTTAATAATTGATTAAATGATGCAGCAAATTCTAATTTATTTTTAAAATTGTTTGTATCAAACTCTAATATTTTTTTAATATCAACATCATATTGATCATATTTTGCTGAATCAACCATATCAATAATATTCAAAATCATACCATCTACTGGAATTCCTAATTGATCACAAATACCTTCATATGCGGAACCTGTGTGTGTTTTTACTGCGGCAGCATCTTTATTTTCACCCTCTTTGAACGAACCGTGATGATCCATATAAATATCAATACCTTCAACGTTTTCAGCATAATCCAAAGCTATATTAATATATTTATCATTTAATCTGGTTCCAGTCCAACCTTCTTGATAATTTACTATACCATATCCAACAACCTCAAAACCTTTACTCTCAACATGATTTTTCATTACTGTTGCAGAATAGATACCATCTAAGTCATCGTGAAAATAAATCATTACTTTTTTACCTACTTTTCCTTTCTTTTTCCAATAATCTTCAGAGTTAGGTAATCTTGGCGCAGACTCATTTAATATTTCAAGTTCCTCATTTAATCTTATAAACTTTTTATATGATTTCAACATAATTATATTATTATTTTTTACAAATTTATATATTAAATTTAATTTATCATAATTATCATTACAAACAACATTTTTATAAAAAAAATCACACTACTTGAGTGTGATGTTAAAAAAATATAATGTATGATTATTTTAATAATTTCATAATATCATCATTTAAAACTTGAATTAATTGTTTATCACCAAGTTTAATATCTGGTATATTTTTAATAATTGAAAAATTATTATTACCTTCAATAATAATTTTTTCAAAAATATTTTTAATTTTATCGTTTTCTTTATAGTAATTAATTAAAGTATTAATAAAATCTGTAAGCTTCATTTCCACACTTTCATTATATTTCAATAATACTAAAGTATTTTCAGTTTGTTTTGAAATAATATAATGTAATTTATCTTTACTAATATTATTATTTTCTAACATAACTATTGAAACTGATGGTTTAATGTTAGATGGAAATTTAACAATTTTACCCACAAAGTCAAAATTTTCCATTTTTGGTTCAGTTATTTTATTAACTTTTTCCATTTTTTGGTTTTTTACTTTTGGTTCTTTTGGTTCAACAACTTTTGGTTCAACTTTTGGTTCAACCTTTGGCTTTTTTGCAGACTTACATTCGGTAGATGGCATATCTTCCGATTTTGACGTTTTTTTCTCATTTGTAAAATCTGTAAATTTCTTTAACATTTTTTAATAATTATTTTAGACATGAAACCCAACCATGACATATAGGCAAGGTCGGGTTTTCAAATCTTATATTTCCTGAATCTGTCCTTGTGATTTTTGTCCTTGAATCTGTCCTTGACCTTGAATTTGTCCTTGAATCTGTCCTTGACCCTGTTGTCCACTTTCTTGTGCAGGAATTTCTTGTGCTGTGTCTTGTGCTTGAACATTTTGTCCTTGTGTAACCTCTTGTACTTGTGGTTGTACTTGTGGTTGTACTTGTGGTTGCATTTGTACTTGTGGTTGCACCTGTACTTTACTATAATCTACACCTAATACATCAAGTGGAAGATTATCTATTGTTAGAAACTGAGTTTGTACATATCTAGCGATGAATTCTGCTAATTCTGTATCAGCAAATTTACCACTAATATCATTCCCTGAATCCTTAGCTTTCTTTTTGAATGCGTTTATTAATTGTACTGGTACATCAAAACCACGTACTCTATAATCAGAGCCAATTTGTATAACATCCTCTGTAATCAGAGATGTTCCTTTTTTTAAACCTTTGAATGAAGTAAAATCGTTCATGTTTTTCATGTTGAAAATATTATTTTTTATTAACTTATATATTAAAACGGAAAATCCATTTTTTCTTATATATTAATCTTATTTATCCGTTTTTTTGAATAAATCTTTTATTTTCTTTTTACCATTAACACCTTCAAAAAAATTATACGTCAAAGCAACACCAAAACTGTAACCAAACTGTAAATTTTCACCTTTTATGTTACTATTTACTCCAATACCAGCATATGGTCCAAATCCCCAAGGATTATTTTTCTTCGCTTCAGGAATAACTTTATCAATTGTAAATGCACCATCTAATTCAGTAAATCTTACGAGTGGAGAGGGTGAAAACGCTTTTACAGTATATTTATTATCATCTTCTGTTAAAGCATAATTTAATTTTATATCAAATCTATTGGTATCTAAAGTAGAACGAATATCCAAAGGTTTATTATTAATAACTTTTATATTAGTATTACCAATCAAGGTTTGTGTTAAACCTGGATCTGAATAATAAAATGACCAAGGTATATTAAATCTAGTTGAATCATTTGGATCTTGTGATGGTTTATTTATCTCTGAAGTTAATGTCGGAATTATTACACTAACCTCACTTTTTATACCTGCAACCATATTTTTTAAAGATTTAAACTCAGCATACATTTCTTTATTATATTTTTGTAAGTCTTCCACACTACTAATTAATAAAGATGTTTTTTCAGTAACCATTCTATCTAATTCTTTATCATAGTAAGTTTTTAATGAATCGTGCATTGCAATTATATTATTCTCATATATTGCAATATCTCTATCATGATTCAATTTTTCCACTTTTAATTTTTGACATGTTCTGAAATTAAAAGCAACTAAAATAATAATACCAATAATTAAAGTATATTTGATATTCTTACTACTAAACGCATTCTTCAAAAAGGATAATAATCCTGTTAAAATTTTTTTCATTATAATTTTCTTTCTTTTTTCCTTAACGGTAATTTAACTACTTCATTATTCTTCTTGCTTGCATCATCCCAAGGAGAAATTTCGTAATATAATTTTTTCTTTTTCAATAATTCATAATTCTCATCATAAGGTTCTTTTTCAACAAAACCAATATTTACAAAATCTGGTGATGATAATTGATCTAAATATAAATCAAAATAATCACTTTGACCAGAATTTGATGCAGCAATAAAATTATATCCAATCCACAAACCATTAATCCAACGACCTCCATACCATTTTCCTTGGAATGTACCATCATAAAATGTACCATCATACCAATTATCAGTATATGAAGCTGGAGTTATACCAACATTAACTGTATGTAATTGAATACCAGATTTTTTATTAAAATTTTGAACGCTTGTTTGATATTGTGCATTCATAATTTCAAATTTATCCTTTATTTCATCAGTAAAATATTCTGAATATTGTGAAATATTTTCATATTCATTACTTTCATTTCTCATATCACGAAACATATTATAAATCATTCTCGCATCACTATCCACAAAATCATAATCTTCATCTTGTCTATTAAATAATACATTTTGATAATCATTATCATCAATTTTAGATATGTGATACGCATTAAACAATGCAACATCATGAAAATTGTGTCTTTCAGTGAAATTTTCAATTTCATAGAACCAAACAACATTATATTCTGGTTCATAATTTGAATAACTAAATAAATAATTATGTGACATAATTCTAAATACATCATTTTGTCTCCACATCTCCAATCCAAATTTATTCATACCATTAAAACCATCTATTCTAAAATCTAAATAATTAGAATTTGTAGAGTCATCAATTATAGTATCAAATTCTTCAATATCAACTTTTTCTACTATTCTCACACATTTTACAACTGTTCTAATATCATCATTATATCCCTCAGCAAAATATATATTCGGTTGATTTATATAAACAGCTACACCATCAGTTGGTAATACACTTTCTAATCCACTATCACTTGTTGGTATTGTTTTAAATAAATCAACATAATTGCCTTGTAAATTTGTGTTACCTTCATATACACCAGAAATCCAAGAACTTGCAAGACTAGCATTCATCCATCTACCAATGTGTTTCCAACCTCTTAATTTAACCATATTCCAAGGTGAATTACCATTATTAAAACTATACATAGTACTATATGTAGAATCTGTATAATATTTGTATTCATAATCATAATTATTATCACTATAATTATCAGGCATATTAGAATTACCTTCATATATACCATCCAAAGGTGTTGATGGACCACCAGTTAATCTCCAGAAACAACCAGTCCAATATGCAGGGTGTTCAGAATCTTGTATATCACTATTAGCAACAGTGGCACCAAAATAAGATCTTAAAGGACCGAACCAATAATTTACATTATCAATATAATATCCATTTGTTGAAATATTTTCAACACTAGTTAAATTATTTAATTCAGTTTGTTGTCCTTCATCAGTTAATTCAGATAAAAATATTGCTGTATTTATATTAGGAAATGCACCAAACCCTATTTGTGATTCATAATCCACAAAAATTTGATAATCCATTCCAATATTTAATACACCATAATCAAAATATTCTTTACCTAAATTAGACTGGTCAGATAAATTTATAAGAGACATTTGAGTTTCTTTAACAATTCCATTACTGATAATTGAATAATCAACTGGTTTATTTAAATAATGATCACCCATTGAATCATGATAAATTTCATTACCAGGATCAGCACCTGTACCTTCAACATATTTATAATTACTTAAATATCTAATCTCCATCATACAATCTTTTTTAGAAAAATTGTCACCTTTAATATTTTGATATATTGTCTCTTTTTTATTAATTTCTGTTATAGTAGGGTTGGTATTTGTACTCCAACTTGGTAAAACCCATTTTTTCACACCTGTATAACCAACTGTGCTTGCATATATACTTACATCCGATACAGGAAAATCAAATATATTATAAGAACGCATATTTGTCGCTAAATATATATCATTTAAAACAAAATTTTCTAAATCTGAAGTTTCAGCATCTATATCAAATATATATGATTTATTTATCCAATCATAATCTAATATTTTTGTAGAAATAGTTTTATGTGTTTGTAATTGAGCAGTTTCTCCATATTTAGTTCTCATTTTAACTATTCTACCAGCACATTCAACTTCAGGTTCTAATGTAGCAAACATATCTACGAAATTTAATGGATCATATTCCAATTTCATCTCAGTAATATAATATTCGTTTATACAACCTGTATCAAATTCAGCATTTTCTAAAACAACACCAATGAAATCATCTGTCCATTGTTCACCTTTAATTAAATGATGATATATTTCAAACTCAATCGTTGGGAAACTATTTGTAACAATAACATCATCACCATTTTTTGTAAAAATTCTATCACCAAATATAACAGATATAGTTGTACCAGTTTCATTTAAGACAGTTTCAGTAGTATATAATTTTCTCTTAATTATCTTTATAGTCAATTTATAATGTCTATCCATCTCATTATACCATTTACTTTCCCAAGCACCTGGTTTTTTAATCCAAATTGAACCAGTTCTTCTAGTTATACCACTCATACTCACTTCTTCATCTGGAAATCTAATAGAACCATTAGGAACTATTGTTGTAGGTACGACTGTTGAAGATGGTGCCATAAAATCAAATGATTTTATTCTAAAATCTGTATAAGAAGATAATGACGTTGTTATAAATAATTCTTCTTTGTTTTGAATTGTACTATCATTTTTTATCGAATCAATAATAATATTAAGATCACTATGAAAAAATACATAAGGATTGAAACCACTCGAAAATCTAGTATAATTAATACTACTATTTCCAGAAGTATAATTCAATATATTATTTGTCAATTGTGCAATATCTGGCATTTGGAAATTGTTTGCGGTATTTATTGCATTTGTTGTTGTACCAAAATTTTCTATTTCAAATTGTGGAACACCCCAAACCGTTGAATTTATTTGAAATATACTACCTTCATCAAGTAATAATGTAGGATATGATATGTTTTGATTAACATTTAAATCAGAATCAACAATATCAAAATATACTCTATTAGGATATGTATCATCAAATATTGGTGAACCACCAGCACTAGATATCACATCACCATAATAAGTTGATTCACCTGATATACCAGTTAATCCACTATTGGCAACTTTCCAAGTACCAATGAATATATTATTAGTTAAAAAATCATTGTAAGTATATGCTGCAGTTTTTGAAAAATCTAATATTGAAATCCAATTGTCCGAAGTATCACTATATCTTAAACTTTGTAATAAATCAGTAGGATTTACAAAATATGATCTATCATTAAAATCTGGTAACTTGTTGGAATCGTAAAAACTATATGCACCAACAAGTGGTTCATTTATACTACTGGAAGCATATTGTTCAAATATTTGTTCTGGATTCTCATATAACGAATTAAAGATAATTCTATAATGATTATTTTTAATAATATTTCCACCATCTGGCACCAATTTAATTATTCTAACACCAAATATATTTCTATTATCGAATGTTGCCGCACTGACATTATTCTCAAATGAAATCTTACCATTAAAAGCATAATTATGAAATATCGGTTCCATTTTCAATGCCAATTTTTGACCATAATCTTTATATGAAATCAATCTGGCTGAACCACCACCACCAACTCCACCATATATCGAATCTTGTTGGGATAACCAATTAGTATTATTTTCCACTTTATAAAAATATGGCATGATTATACCTCTATTTTGTTTAAAAACTTCAACATCAATAACTAAATTATCGGTAATATATTCATCTGGAACTTTTAATGTCAAATAATTTTGAAGTTCACCATCTACATATGAATAACCAGACACATCTAACACTTCATATGTACCATTTTCAAATATATTAGAACTATATGAAGGTGTTGGTGGTAATGAATAAAAACCACCTCTTTCTGCTCTATCCATCTCAGTTGTTATATCACTTTGTAGAGTAACATTACGTTCATATATAATAGATTCTGCAACTATTCTATCCGACAATTCAGTGCTTGTATTTGGATTCGTTGTTTGTTCTGATATTATGTCTAAATTTGGTAATACGACAATATTATCAGTATTATTTGTATCTGAAGTAAAATCTAATTGTGTTGAAATAGTTCTTTTAGTTACTCTTATATATTTGTCCCAACCATCAGTAAAATTAAATAAATTTTCCTCATTTCTATCACTAAAATTAACATTATTATTGAAATATAATTTATTTCCTATTAATTTAGCATTATATGCTTTTGTATTATAAATCATAGCTGGTCTATTATATTCACTTGCACTTTTATTTATTCTACCAGCTTGAATACCACCTAAATCCCAAATAGGTTCAGTTTTATAATCTTCAACATTATTAAAACTAGGATCATATAACAATTGTTTGGTTTTTTGTTCATCATGTACATTAGTATATTTGATTTTTGGTGAACAATTAAAACCTGTTTTATTTTTATTTAAATAAATATAATGTCTATACCATTCCACTAAATTCTTTCTATATGGTATTGGTGTATTGTCTCGACTAGTAGTAACACCAACTCTATGTCTAAAATCACCAGGATATTGGTTATTAACTTCATCATCTACACCATAAAGATCTCTCATTATCCAAGAATTTTGTAATCTTAATAATATATCATCAAACTCTATTTCGAAAAACTCTACATCTGTGTTATTATTTTGAATTTGACTATTATTAGATTTTTTTGTTGAAATTCTTGTAATTGTACCAACATTGGCATTAGACCAATTTATACTTGGTATACCACCAACTGGTACACTATACCACCAAGGTGGCGGACAAGTACCATATATCCAATCACTATTTTCATCAAAACTACTTGAACCATAAATAACAAATTTACCAACAAAAGCCAAATCATCATATCCATAATTTGTTTCATTTTCATCTAAAACTGGCATAGGATGTGTATAATAACCAGTATTAGCTAAAGACCAAACACTTCTATAATTCTTATTAAAATGATCAAATTCTCCACTTGTTGAATTTGCATATAATTTTTCAATTTCATTAAATCTAAATCTAATATAAATGAGATTTTCCACTTCATCTATATATTTATCAACATAATTATAACTATAATTATCAGTAAATAGTCTTTCAAATAATTTATATGGTTCTCTCATATATTCAGTATTACCAGTTAAGACAGGTTCATTTTTAAGTGTTGTATCAATTAAACCAATATAACTATTATCATAATTAAGACTTAGACTATCTAAAGCAGATTTTAATTTTATTCTAGCTGAATCATCACTACAACTTACCACAAAAATAAATTCATATGGAGAAACAGATATGATATTTTGTTCACTCCAAGGTTCTACATTCATCGTGTTTTTAGCAAAATCATTTGTGAAATTCGAATTATCTTGTTGTGATAATGTTCTATTTGTTGGTAAAAAAGATCCAGCACCCCAACTATCAATAAAATCTTCTATCTCCATATTTATGTCTTCAACTAATGTCGTTTGTTGTAAATATAATGGATATATTTTTACTAATCTCCAGTCATCTGTTTGGTCTCCTGTTGTACCACTTTTATCAATAATATAAGCATTATTATTCCAAATAGATAATGTTAGTGTCTCTAAATCACCACCACTATTAGTACCGAATGTACCACCATAAAAATTACCATTATACCAATGATTTTCAGGACCTATACCAAAATCACTAACAAATAAACCACCATCAAATGTTCCATTAATCCAAACTACACCATTCTGTAAATAACTAGTCTTAAATTCACCATAATATATTTTAATATTTCCATATGTTGTGTTTCCAATAGGCAAATCAGTATCAATATTATCATCATCTATTGCTGTTTGTTCAGGTATTTCAACTCCTCTCATATAACAATTAGAATATTTACCATTATAAATTTGATAAAATGAATCATTATACTCTGTTAATAAATCATAATAATCAACTTTCCTTACAATACCACTATCATTATAGAACCATTCTTCATATACCTCATCGAGTACAATATATGAATCACCAACTGGCTCAAAATACTCATACGGTAATACATTACCAGTAAATCCATATGTTGTAGGATCATAATATGTATCAGAAGACAATATTGTATATTCCGAATTCCATAATTCTTGTGATTTAAAACCAACTAAATTAATAGTTTTTCCTGAATCTCCATCACTAAAATTGTGACCATTATCAAATTCGAGTAATATTTTACTTACCAAGACATTTGATGAATTTAATAATTCTTTTCTTCTAATTGACGCTTTACTAAAATTGAATTTTTCTGAACCAAAATAATTTGATTTTTGTGATTTGGTTATTGTATAACCAGATACACCATCAAAGGTTTGTATATAATTTAATTTTCCATTTTTAAACACACCATCTCTAACAACAATTGGTGATAAAAATAAACAACTATCAAAATTACCATTTTTAATTTCATTATAACTATAAAAATGTGAATATTTAAAAACACCATTGTATATTGTTGACTCTGATATTTCATTTAATCCATATGTTGATCCTGTAAATTCAGAATTAGATTCAAGATATATTGGTGACCACCATTCACCAACAAAATTACCACCATAAATATTACAGTTAGCAATTCTGTTATAATAATCTACACCTTGTAAATTAGATATAAAATTACCATCACATATATTACAGTTCTTTATAGATGAATTATATATATTTCCACCATTAATATTACCACCATATATAGATGCATTATAAACATTACCACCACTAATTTTTATATCTTTAACATAAAAAGAATTACCTATACCAGTATAAAAATCAGCATTATACATTTCACCATCAATGAAATTACCAGCTAACCATTCAGTATATACTATTTGACCATCACCATTTATTGAATTATCTTGACCCTTAAATTGACCGCCAACAAAATCACCATTTATCCAATATAATCCACTCCAAACACCATTATAAAAGGTTCCATTTTCCCAAATCGCATTATTATCATTACCAAAGGTACCATTAATGAAAATACCATTTTGCCAAGTGCTTAATGTAAATATACCACCATCCCAACGACCATAAATCCATTCACAATTATCAGATAATACTATATTATTCATATAAGCATTATAAATTTCATAATTATCAATATAACAATTTGAAAAGTATCCACCATCTATCTTTTTGGATATATCTGTTGATGATATTTCACAATCATAATAAAGACCACAATAAAAATTACAGTCTTTTATTTCTACACCATAAAAATAAGAATATCCATACTCATTGTTGTTTATATTTGAATATTTTTTATAATTATTAGTTGTTGAATCATAATCTAATAATAAAGAAATATATCCTGTTGAATATTTATCTGAGATATCAATATCAAACATTTCACCATTTAACATTATTATTTGTCTAACATCAACATTTGTTGTTGGTTCGATTGTACCATTTTTCATAAATGTACCATCAATATCACCATCAGTAATAACAATATTACTAGCAGACACAGCAGAAACATAATGACCATATATCTTACTGTTTGCCGGTAATGTAAATATAAGTCTATCTATAACAAAAGAGTTTGTATTTTTATTTACATATAATACATTGTAACCTTGAGCATAATTATTATATAAAAAACCATCAGATTGCAAAGAATAATATACATTATCTAAATTAATATCACCTAATTCCGCTGTATCACCAGAATATGTAATTAATACATTATCACCTACCTCAATATGAGAATCTAATTCAGTATATAATTGAATATACCCATTATATGAATTTATTTTAGGTATTAATTTAACTGAGTTTACTGTTCCTATATCATCGTATCTATATGCTGATGCCATATCTTATTTTTAATTTTATTTATATATAAAATTGGACACAACGAAAAGAAATATATAATGAAAACATAATTGATTTTAAATGAACAAAAATAAGATAAAAGAATACATAGAAAACCAATTTGTAGAAGATTATGAAGAAATATATAAATTTATGATTGATGTTAATGAAACATTAGAAAATATGTACTTCAATAAATATGAATCATATAATGAATTTTGTATAGATATTGAAGAATCTATAATGAATACTTTTGATAATTCCGATATAGAAACATTAACACCAAAATTAATCGTTGTCGCATTAAATAATATGATAAAATATAAAATATTAAAAGATGATGATTATGAAAATAAAATTAGACAATATTTTGATGACCCAGATAACGTAATAGATGATATAAATAAATTAAAATTAAAAAAATAATTAAAATATTTTTAATCCTACCTAACCACTTGATTATCAGACACTTACGAATCATATAACTCATTGATTATCAAGTAGTTATAAATTGAGCAAAAAACCATTTTTCCAAACAAATATATAGTATGTAGGTATATTACTACAGATTGAAAAGTTAAATTATAATGAAAAAAGCAAAGTAATTATAAAAAAAACAACTTTTATTTGTATCGAGAATATATTGATTAAGAAACATTTAAAGTTTTCAAATTGGTTAGATTTCCATAAAAAATCATTGTGAAGCAATAAAAAGATATTAAAGGCATTAAAGGCATTAAAGGCAAAAAAAAGCAATCTTAGCTTCATACACAAAAGAATTTAATTACGATGAGTAAAGAAATTTTAGCAGACGACTTCTTGTTCTCAGGACTTGAAGCAAATGATGAAACTATGTCGGTTTTCGACAAACAAACAACAAACAATGACGGTATCTATCGTCCAAACTTAAAAGATGCAACTGACAAGAAAATCGGTTACCGTGCAACTTTAAGATTCCTTCCAAACTTATTAGAAACAGGTACTATTGGTCAAAGTGCAATCGAAAAACATATCCACTATGTAGATATGAAAAATGAAAGTAATCTATCAGGTTATTATGATTGTAGAAAAAACAATGAACCAAATTGTGAACTTTGTACAGAATATTGGAAATTAAAAAATTCAAAGAATGCTGCTGATAATGAAAAAGCAGAATTGATAAAAAGAACAACTAAATATTATTCATATGTTCTTGTTATTGAAGATGATCAACACAAAGAACTAGTTGGTAAAATATTAGTTTATCCTTATGGTTTTACAATAAAAGAGAAAATCAACTCTGAAAGAAATGGTGAAGTTACTGGTGAACCTTGTAATGTTTTTGACCTTGCAAAAGGAAAAGATTTCAAACTAATCATCAAGGAAAAAGGTGGTTTTCAAAACTATGAAGCATCTTCATTTTTAGAAGTATCACCAATCAAATTATTTGATGATAAAACTGGTAAATTCAGACCTGCTCCAGTTGATGAAGTTGGTAAAATATCTAACGCAAAAGTACAAGCGAAAATTAAAGAAGTTTTACTTGCAAGAGAAGTAGATATTAATGATCACCAAGCAAAAGAATGGGATGATGCAACTCAAAATAAAGTCAACCAAGTTCTTGCAATTCTACATGGCGAAGATGTGTATATCGCTGAACAGAAATCAAAAACAGCTAAATCTGATAATTCTGGTGGACAATCTTCAAAACCATCTCCAATAGAAACAAATGCCACTGATGCAGATGACTTCTTCTCTCTTTCTGATGACGAGGATGATGAATAATCATTTAATCAAATTTAAAGCCACTCAATCGAGTGGCTTTTTTTTATTTGAAATATATTTTTTAATATATAAAGAAAATCTAATAATATTTTATGTTATATTCATATAAAAATTATCTTTTAATAATAGAAGGTAAAAGAGAACGACAACTAAGAACAAAATATATTGATAAACTTGGAATGTCAGAAGAAATCTTTAATCAATTTTACTCAAATAAAAATGCTGAATGGTTATTAAAAACATATTCAAATATACCAGAAGAAAAAAAGCAAGAAATTAATAATAAAGGTGGTAAATCACTAGTAGAAATACTATTGAAATATGTTGCAATATTTGACAATAATAAAGACAATGTTAGAGTTAACCGAATATCAGAGGTTGGTAGTCTGGATGAAATGAAAGAAATTTTAGATGAACTCCGAGATTTCGATGGTGCTGAAGATGAACATGGTGATGATATTTGGGTTCTATCTAATAGTTATGAATGGTTTATATTCAAACCTTTGTGTTATGAGGCATCAGAATTAGCAAATAATAAATTAAGAGATTCTAATTGGTGTACTACCTATGATAGAGGACATTGGTCATCACATTTAGGTGATGAAGGTGCATTAATTTATGTGTGTAACAAACTCGATAAAACACAAGATGTTGCTATTGAACTAACATCTGATATAATTAATGCATGGAACTGGGAAGATAATAATAAGAGTTATTCTACATTAAGAAAACTTATTGAAAATACTTGGGATGATAATGAAGAACCATATATTGTCTTAATGGATAATATAGAAAAATTAGAAGATGATGCACCATCTGTAGACTATGATAAAGCCAGAGAAAACGCAATAACGGAAATTATGAATTGGCAATATTCTAAATATAATGATTTAGAAATGTATCATAATTATGTCTGGAGACATGTTGATGATGAAAGTTTTCTGGACGATATGAAAGATGGTGAATATGAAAGATTTTCAGAGGATTGGAAATATGAAAGTGATTTATTAGATAAATTCATAAAATTATTGAAAAATGATTATGTAAAATATGAAAATGAACGAGAAGAAATTATAAAATATTTTAAAGAAAAAATGATAGAGATGAATGAAGAAAGTAGTCTCGAACCAGATGATTTATATTATAATGATGTTGATAATATAAATTTTGATAGCATTCAAGAATATATTGAAAATAATTGTACAAACGATGATGCTAAAGAACTAATTGAAACTTTTAATTTTGAAGAAAAAATTATTGAGGATTTAGTAGATGACTATATGGACAATTTTTCAGATGCAGAAGATTATGTAGGACAAATGTATGGTGATACAAAATCAAAAGAAGCAATTTCATATGTTGAAAGGTATATAAAATATCAGGAACTAGCAAAAGATATAGTCGAAGATATGGATGAAGAAGAATTAAGAAATTATTTATAAATATGAAATATTTGAAAAAATATGAAGACGTGCAATCAGAAAATCTTTTAGAACAAGTTTTTTCTGATTGTAAAATATTTATTGAAGATCTCAAAAAATGCGATAAAGGCAATTTTCTTGTTAGAGGTGTTAATAATTGGAATCTCGAAGACTATAATATAAATCTATTTGAACTGAATACAACGAATAATAGAAAACCAAGTGATATGCCATTAAAAGTACATAATAAATTAAACTATTTATTTAATGAAAAATTTGGTTGGAATGTTAGAAATGGACTATTTTCATTTGGTCGTAATTTTTATTCACCTAATGATAAAAACAACAAAGAACAAATGGAAAGCGGATATGGCAACCAATCATATCTTTTATTTCCATGTGGTGAATATGATATTGTGTGGTCTGAAACCATAGATGATTTATATAGTTCTTTAGATGATGATTATTTAGATATTGGAAGTTTAATTCCCAATGAATATTTAGCAACAGAACTATATAATGAATTATATGAAGAAAACAAAAATGGTCAATGGACTTTGAATGACCAAGAAACAGGCAAAAGTGATAAAACTGACGCAGCAAAATATGTGGCGGATAATTGGAAAGATTTTGATTTCAAATGGGATGAAACTGAATTTGAAACAGAAGAAGAGTTCAAAGAAACCGTAGAAGGTGATGTTTATTACAAATTATCTTGGGAACCTGAAGTCAATTGGTTTGATTATTGGTATGAATATGTTGAAAATTGGGAAGACAATTTTATCGAACAGTTAGACTTTAATCTTATTGATGATGATTATAAGGAAGGAAATTTGAATGATGCTATAAATTCACATAACGAAGTTTGCATGAATTGTAAGAAATATTACCTTATAAACCAAAAATACACAGAAAAAATTATAAATCTAATTTGGGAATGAAAAAATATTATAACTTTATAAACGAAGAAACAATATCTGGTAGAAGAATTGATGATATATTAGATGATGTATTTGATAGATGTAAACCATATATTGATATTATAAAATCTTGCGATGGTCAAAGACTTTTATTTAGAGGTTTTAATTTTAAAGGAGAAGATATTAAAGATGATGTGTTGCTATCTATTTATGCAGAAAAACATATAACAATTAAAGAAATAAAACATAGATGGAATAGAATACCGTTAGATACACCAGAAGAAATTCATGATTTATTAAATACTAAATTCGTAGAAAAGTTTGGCTGGGAAGCAAGAAATGGTGTATTCTGTTATCTAAAAGATGCTACACACAATACTAGTACAGGTTATGGTGTGCCATATATGATATTTCCAATCGGTGATTTTGAATATTTATGGAGTCCTAATGTATTTGATTTATATGGCGATAATCAGGCTGAAATCGAAATGTATATGAATCAGGATGAATATTTTGATGAACTAATTGAAGAGGACTGGGAAAGCCATTGTGATGGTGATAATGAATTATATAATAATCAAGAAGAATTACAGAAATTTATTGATATGAGAATGGAAACATTTAATACAGATTTTATAGAACATTTGGATTCATTAGTCAACACATATAAAGATACAGATATTTGTAAAACAACACAAGTAAGAGAAATCACATTAAATTGCGATTCTTATTATCTTATTGATAAATTATACTTAGACAATATCAAAAAAAGAATTTGGGGAAAAGAAGAAAACCCACAATAAATTGCAGGTTTTCAGTACTCCTTTACCACTTGGGTAATGAGTTATTTGCAAACAAGATCGGCAGCACTCGAACTAGCATATGCATCTGGCTTACCAACTACCCTAAATCCCATAGCTGAAAGCATACCCATAGCACTAGAATACAACTTATTAGATTTATTTTCTCGTTTGAGACCTTCAAATGGATTGAAATCTAAGTGAATTATAGGCAATCTATATGGTTGAGAACCATCATAATCATTCTTAGCATGATTAATGAAATATTTACCTTTCAATTCATCATCTAACCATAAACCCAATTCCATTAAGTATTCAACTTCATTCCATAATCTATTTATGATTAAATCATCCAATTCCATAAAAATATCATCATTGAAATCTTCAATCTTATCTATAAACCATTGTGATACTCTTTTTCGCTTTCTTAAATAAGACTTAGGTACTCTTATTCTTTTGAAAACATAATGTGCACCATTATGTTGAAAATCATCATACAATACAATTGTTATTGCATAATTGACACTCCTCCGTTTAGCTTGTGAATCACAACCTAAACAAATCTGAACATTAGAATACTTAGTTCCATGTTTCTTCCTTTTTGTGTAATCTGCAATGTAATCAACAATATTGTCAATCTTTGGTCCACCTATTTGCTTAAATTTGTTTTCTTTCATAATGTATTCTTTTTATTAAAAAACCCTCATTTAGAGGGTTTAACTATTTTATCGTTATTGATTTACCAACCAAAACCACCAAATTTGATAACTCCATTAATGTAAAATCATATGTCCCTGTCAAATATTTTTTCAATTTTTCTTTATTTATGTTTAATTCCTTACACAATTCTTCCTCATTAATATTATTATATTTAAAATGTAATTTGCTCTATTAATTCAACCTCTTCACGTTCAGTTTTAGGCACTATACCATCATAAATAGTCGTTTCAATAGAATTTAACGATTTTGTTATAGTCAAACCATCAAAATATATAGAAAC